TATTAATTTACTTGAATACACCCTAAAAGGTTCGTTTGATATATTTGCACCACCTAAGTTTAAATTGTCTTTAATAAGGGTTTTTGTGGTGTTTAAATAGGTCAATTTTTCTGCTGTTGTACTCATTAAATCACCTCACCATTAATTGTATCAAGTGCAGTATTTATATCTCCTACAAGTCCATCAACATAAGTCTTATTTACAAGTTCTTTTCCTGTTATTACATTTTCTAGTGTACCTTTACCTATTAAACCATAATTAGTCATTTGATTATAACCAGCAAAACTTCTTTCATCTCCACATAAATAACCATTAATCATTGTTGTTCCATAGTTTGAATTAGTTTTAAATACACCACCTGTACTTTCAGTTGCATAATCAGTATTCTTAACATAGTTTGTTAAATCAGGTATATCTTCTGTATCTGCTTTATTATTCCATGTTGTTTTTTCTGTATCAGTTACTGTTCTATGTGTGCTATCGCCTTCCAATTCAGAAAGTTGCGTTGGTATTAAATTATTTACTTCTTGTTTTGTATAATAATCATTTAAGTCAATATCTATTTGTTTTTCACCAAGTAACTCCCAAGCACCATTTATATATACATATTCATTATAAAAATTACTTGTTTCAGTTTCTTGCTTTGGTACAAAATATAATGTATCACCACTACCAACTAATGGCAACTCATTTACAATTAATAATTTTATTGCTCCAGGTTCACCTTTTTCGCCTTTTTCACCTTTTTCACCTTGTATTCCTTGTTCCCCTTGTGGTCCTTGCTCACCAGTATCTCCTTTATCTCCTTTATCTCCTTTATCACCTTTAAAGTAATCACTATCTACTTTTTCTTGTAAATCAGTTAAAGCTTCATCAATATCATTTAAACCATTATTTAAAGCCTGTTCTATTTGTTCTTTGTCTGTTGGAGTAATAGGCTCGCTATTCTCAAATTCATCTTTTAAACTACCAATTAATGTGCTTATATACACAGGACTTGGATTATATCTCTTTATTTCTTCTTCATTTTCTACTAAATAAGCAACAACACCAATTTCAACTTGCCCTTGTTTATTTAATACTTCGTAAGGTATATTACATTGATTATTTATTATTGTTTGTTTATAAGTTTTACCATTTAATGTAAAATATGCTTCTTTTACATAATCTTCAGTTATTTCTTCAGCAAATTCAAATTCAACACTTGTTATATTTATTTCTTTTTCATTTACTGGGCTTTTAACTATTTCAATTTTGTGTGGGTTTACTTTTAATAGCATTATTCGTCACCCCCTCTAGTTCCTAGTAAGTCATCAACACTAGGGTTGCTTTCTTCTATTTCAGCGACTGCCTTTTCGCTTTGTTCCATATCTTCGTCTGGTTTAATCCAATTTCTTAATTCAGCCTTGCTAATAACATTTTTGTTAACTCCAGCCATTAAGTGATTAAATTCGGCATCTGTGTCTTCTAGCAATGAATAACTCCAGTCAAAGCCTAGTTCATATTCTCCTTGTGGTGATAGGTTATAAGCATTTGCTAAAACATTACAAGCATAGAAGAAGTCCTCCATACATTTTTCTAAATTAGAACGCATATCGTCTACAATTGTAAAAGTATCGTACATGGCTCTTTTAATTTCAGTAGCTGTTGCATTTTCGGTGTTTAATTCACTTATAATACCAGCACTTGTACCTATTTCGTGTTCTAGCCTTTTATAAAGTTCTTGTAGTCTGTCTGCATAACTTCTAAACGCTGGATCAAATACTTCAAATCTATCCTCGCCATTTGTTCCAAAATCTATTTTCTTAAACAAACCATGTGCTGGTAGCTGATTCTTGCCGTTAAACATTGTAACGTCAACCCCAACAAATGGGCGTTTCAACTCATATTCATCAAGCAATTGTTGCATTGTTGTTTTAATTTCATTAATAGTTGCTTCACAACCATAAGTAATAGGCACTCCGTACTTGTCATTAGCTCTACGATTATTGATTGGCGATTTTAAATAACCAAATAACACACGGTCTACATTTGTTATTGTCTGTACTTCTTGTATATTAGCCCAGAACTCTGGCGTTGGTATTTTATTTCCTTTATCATCACTAAACTGTTGTGTTATTACCATGTTGCCATTCTGTATCTGATAGTTAGTCCACCTCATGTAAGTCTTGGTGTTTATATTTCCATTAATTACTTTTTTCTCGGCAAGTACTGTCGCACCTGTTATTAAATCGCCTTCCATTTCATCAATAGTAACTCTATTTTGTGACACGATAGAATAATATATCTTGCCACCTTTTACGTAAGGCACTAATATAACTCCACCATAACCAAAGCCCATTGATACAAATTTCTTGGCTTTCTTCCACATTGATTGCCCTGTTTTGTTTAACAAGTCAACCCTTGCGTTTTCTCCTGTGATATTCATGTTGCTGTCGCTAATAACATAATTAGCAAGTTTATTACTAAATATTGCATTGAAATTGATGTCGTCAATATATTCATATTCTCTCGCATATTTACTGTTGTTATCAATTTCATGTGCTGTTGTTTGAGTTTTGATTTTAAAAACATTATTTAAAATATATTGTATTATACTCTTAAACATTTTATTGACCTCTTTTCTTCCAAATATTATTTAAAGCGTAACGTATTGAATCGATACAATGGTTGTCGGCGTCTACATAACCACTTATGTAATTGCCGTCTTTGTCTTGTTGATATTCATACGTACTAAATTCCTGTGCTGACACAGGACATCTTTTAGGGTCTATAACAATCTTGGCAAGTGATGAAAGCCATTTCATTGAATAATCAACACTTCCAGCACCTTTTTCAGCACCTCTCATCATAGCACCCCACATTCTAAAGTCGCCGATTGACTTTGGCTCGGCACTATCTGCAATTATTAAATCATCTTCCGTAACCCCCTTTTCTGTTTTTAAATGTTCCCAAACGTCTGCGTTACTCATACGATTGACAACAAATTCATCAAATATATAAAGCGTCCTTTGTGACGGATTATAACAGCACTTAGTCCATGCAAACGGATCGGGATAATAACCCCAGTCAACTCCTTGATATGTATAGTCAAAAGTATTTATCTCTTCATCAGTTATTTCTCTAAGTTCCACATTTTCAAATACATTACCACCGACACCTGTCATTAAACCTAAGTATTCGTTTTCGTATAATTTTTCATTGACACCTTTTAAGAACTCTGCCTCTTCAATAAAGGCTTGTCCTAACCATTTTTTAGGTACTGTTCTATAATCTGATAAATGAACAAGTCGGCTTTCTTTTGGTATTATCTTTTCGATATTTACAAAGTGTTGCGAACTTGCTGGTGTGTTGTATGAATAAAACTGTATAAAGTCATCACCACCACGAATAAGCGATTGGTTTATCTTACGCACTTCCATCATACCTGCAAATTGGTCAAACTCCTCGTACCATGTAATACCAACGTACATGTCCTTTGGTGTCTTTAATGATTTAATCTTTCCGTAATCATCAGCACCGCGGAAATATATTTTTTGCCCTGTCGATATTTTAGTTATCTCAAGTGGTGACTTCGTAAGTTTATAATCGTTTTTAATATGTGGGTAGACCTCGCTAAGTGTATCAATCGCCCATTCTATTTGTGAATAAACACTGTCCTTTAATGTATCTTTAACCTTACGCAATACCACGCAACACATTTTAGGATTGTTTTCTAAAAGGACGATAAGCACCTCGCTTATGAATGATGACTTTGTAGACCCACGTCCACCCTCTAAATAAAATTCTCGATAGTCCCTATCCATAATGGCACGATAAACGTCCACAAATTGACTGGCTGTGTCTTTGGCTGGGAGTTCTACAAAGATGTTTTTCTCGTCGTCTTTTTCCTCTTTTTTTTTCATTAAATCTTGTATTATTTCATAGTTCTTACTGTACCCTTGCCTTGCCCCTTTGATAAGTCCTAGTGTTGCAAGTTCTCTGTTTGTTAAGCCACCCTCATTGTCTTTTGTAGGCACGTCATCAAGCATTTTTTCAAGCACGGAAATCATAGTGGCTTTCTTTCGCCTAGCTTCGCCACTAGCTTTTCCACCAGCCGACTGTTCTTCGAGTGTTAGCTTATGTCCTCCTGGTATTAAATTGTCACTAGCATTAGCCACTATATCACCCACTTTTTCTAACGTTTTTTACATACAAAATTATATCATTAAAACACCAAATTGTCTATTTGCCACGTCTTACCATGTCTTTAAGTGTAGAATAATATTCAAAATGGTTCATAAAGTTCCATATTTTATCTTTTTTCCAAATATCAAAATCAAGCGAATAAAAAGTGTCACGTGTTTTTCGCATGAATACGACTTTTTCGTGCAAATCAAAATAAGAAAAAGACACTAAAAGACGGTCGTACTCGTCCCTTAATGTCCATAGATTTTTTACAACTTCAGCAAATGTCCAGTTTGGATTAATGTTTAATTCCATAATACCCCTCCATTTTACAATTACATTGTAGCATAAAAAAAGGAACTTTTCAATAGTCCTTTTTCGT